CCGGGCGAACAACACCACCTTCTGGGCGGCGCTCGAAGAACGCGCCCAGGTGCTGACCAATACCGATGCCCTCTCGCCGGAGGGTCGCTATTACGACATTACCCGCCTGTCCGCGTGGCCCACGCCGAACGAGTGCGGACGGTATACGTGGGATCGGCTCCTCCAGGAGATGGCGTCGTGAGAGACCTGGTCATTGATGGCACGCGCATTCACGACGACGGCCCCTGTTATGTCATTGCCGAGATGGGCCATAACCACGGCGGGTCCGTCGACCGGGCGATGGAGATGGTCGAGGCGGCGGCAGACTGCGGCTGTCAGGCGGTCAAGTTCCAGAAACGGGCGAATCGGTCGCTCTACACGCAGCGGTTTTACTATCAGCCCTACGACAACGAACACAGCTTCGGCGCGACGTATGGGGCGCACCGGGAAGCCCTGGAACTCTCGCTCGATAGCTGCAAGGATCTGCTGGACCTCGGCCGAGAGATTCCCGTGACGGTCTTCGGCACGGCCTTCGACCAGACGAGCGCGGACCAACTCATGTCGCTGCGGGTCCCGGCCTTCAAGGTGGCCTCCGGTGACCTGGACAACACGCCCCTCTTGACGCACATTGCGTCCTTTGGGTTGCCGATGATTGTCTCGACCGGCGGCGCGACGTGGGAGGACATCGACCGGGCGGTAAACACGATCTGGCCGATCAATAAGCGGCTGGCGCTCCTGCACTGTACGGCGGCCTATCCGGTCCACGACCATCGGGACTTGAACCTCCGGGCGATTCCCACGATGCGGGACCGCTACCCCGAAGTGACCATTGGGTGGAGTGGACACGATACCGGCATTGCGATGGGCGTCATGGCCTACGTCCTGGGCGCGCGGATCATCGAGAAGCATTTCACGCTCAACCGGACGTGGCGCGGAACCGACCAGGCGTTTAGTTTGGAGCCGGGTGGGATGAAGCGGCTGGTGCGCGACCTGGACCGGGCGCGTGAGGCGTGGGGGGATGGCGATAAGCGCCCCCTCCCGTGCGAAACGCTGCCCCTGGCGAAGATGCGGAAGTGTCTCGTCGCTGCCCGTCCGCTCCACGCGGGCGACCCGATTCGTGAGGGAGATTTCGTCATTAAGTCGCCGGGGTATGGGTTGCCGCCCTACATGGCGACCCAGGTCATTGGCTTCCCCCTGGCGGTCGACCTCGACCCAGACGAACCGTTGACGTATAGCGCCCTGAAGGCAGGTTTCCATGCGTAAGTACGTACCGACGCCCATTCACCAGGTCGTGCCCCAGACGCTCCAGCGGGTCTGGGGCGACGAGATCATCGTCGCAGAGACCCCCACCTATCTCGGGAAGCTCCTGCGCTATACGGCGGGGACAGCTGGGGGCCTCCAGTACCACGTCGAGAAGGACGAGACGTTCTATCTGCACGAGGGTCGCGCCCTGGTCGATTATGACGCGGGCGACGGCACGCTGACACGGGTGGAGATGGTGCCGGGGATGTCCTTTCATATTCCTCCGGGAGCCGTCCATCGGTTCACGGCGGTCACGGATTGCGTCGTGTTTGAAGCCTCGACGCCCCACTACGACGACCGGGTCCGCATGGAGGACCACTTTGGCGTGGTGGATGGCGCGGGTCGAGGATTGCCCACGACTCGCGCATGACGGGACGCCTGCGCTGCGTTGCGCTGATTCCTGCGAGGGCCGGGTCGAAGCGGTGTCCGGGGAAGAACACGCGCCTCCTAGCGGGGCATCCGCTCCTGGCGTACACCATTGCGGCGGCGCGGGACTCCGGCTGCTTCGACGAGGTCTATGTCAGCACGGAGGACGTCGAGACGGCCCGCATCGCGGGGTGGTACGGGGCGACAGTCATTCAGCGCCCTGCACAGTACGCGGCGGATGCGTCACCGGACATCGAGTGGGTCCGCCATGCGCTAGACTGGACCGGACGTGGGCGCGAGGGGGCCTTTGCGATTCTGCGCCCCACGTCGCCGTTTCGGACCGCCGAGACGATTCGCCGCGCCTGTCGGCTGTTCCTGACGCCTGACCAGACCTGCGACACGTTGCGGGCCGTCGAGAAGGTCACGCAGCATCCTGGCAAGATGTGGCTCCAGGTGGAGTCCACGCTCCCGATGGTGCCGCTCATGGAGGGGACGATCCACGGGACGCCCTATCACTCATCCCCCACCCAACAACTGCCGCCCGTGTATGTGCAGAACGGCAGTCTCGAACTCTGTTACGGACATCTCGTCTATGACTACCACCGGATCACCGGACGCAAGTTCTGTCCCTTCCTCACGCACGGCGACGAAGGCCTCGACATCAACACGGACGACGATTTCCAGCGGGCTGAAGCGGTGGCAGCGGCGCACCCTGGACGCCTGCCAGGCATTGGCGTCCCGCCATACGCTTTCGCGCCTCGGCCGGTCGTCGAAGCCAATTCTGGTGGGACCGTGGCGGGGGGAGGTCGGGTTTGAATCGCTCTACTGGCTCCCGTTCCTCGACTGGTTTCGAGAGGCCTATCAGATTGACCCGGACCGCCTGATTCCGATTAGTCGCGGCGGGGCATCGGCGCTCTATCGCACGCCGATGGGGCTGGAACTCTACGCCCTCCGAGACCCACAGGATGTCCGTGTCGCCAACCGGCTCCTCCACAAGCGGACGGCCATGCTCAAGCAGCGGGACCCCTCGGACGAGTGGGATGCCGCCGTGATCCGCGATGCCGCAGCGAAGCTCAAACTCCGATCGTATGACGTCCTACATCCAGGACACATGTACCGGCTGTACGAGGACTTTTGGGAAGGCCGTACGGGGTTGGACTGGTTCCGTCGTCGAACGTCGTTCGTCACGATCCCGCCGCCGCCGTTGCCCGATGGGCTGACCCTTCCCCCGTCGTTCCTTGCGGTGCGCTTCTATGTGCGCCCCACCTTCCCGTTCTCTGGCATGACGCGAGACTTCGTCGTGGAGACGGTGAAGCAGTTAGCGGCACGGCAGCCCGTGATTGTCCTCTCGACGGGACAGCACGTCGACGACCACCTGGACTATCCGTTGCCGGAGATGGCGAACGTCCAGGTCTTGTCGCAGATGACGCCCCTCCTGCCGGAGAACAATCTGGCGGTCATGGCGGCGGTGTTGGGCCGTGCGGCGGGGTTTGTGGGCACCTACGGCGGTGTGGCGCAGTTGGCCATGCGTATGGGTAAGGGGTCGGCGAGCTTCTATACCGACTGGATGGGGACCGCCTGGGCGCACAAGCACCTCTCGGAAGTCGTGGCCCACGCGCAGGAGACGAACTGGGTGGTCGAGCGCCTGATGGATATACCACTCTTGCAAGACGTGTGCCCCCACATGACGGTGTCTCGGGTGTCCTCGTAGGACGTCCTGTATAATCAAGAGGTAATACCTCCGGGCACGACCAGGTCGCCGCTGGACCACGGGCGTTTCGGGGGGTGAGCGTGTCCTGGATGGGCGCCACCCCCGGCTTCAGACATCCAGCCCAGGTCGCCGCTGGGACCTCTCGGGCGTCGTCGAGTCGGCCGTCTCGTCACCTACGGTCGCGTGGTCGCCGCACGGCGCGGGCGTTTCGGGTAGGGGCTGAACGGTCAGCGGGTTCCTACCGGCAACGGGCCTGACCTTCCTGTTCACTCTGAACCTGGGCGTGTGCCCAGACGGAAGGACCATCGTTCATGACAGATTTTACGCTTTCCAGCGGGAACGTGTGCCTCCCACACCGTTCGCCCTGGGGTGCCTTTCCGACCAAGCAGTATCAGGTCTCGACGGGCGTCTCCTCGGCGGCGATTGTGCGTGGGCGCGTCGTCACCCTCGATTACACCGAAGCCGGGAACTCGACCGCTGCGGGCCAGGTCAAGGCCAGCACGGGCGACAATTTCTTCTACGGCGTGGGCATCGCGGCCGAGGGCGTGCCCAGCGGCACGATTTCGAGCGCGGCCGTCACCAATATCATGGTCTACGAATTCAACCCGATGGTGGAATTCAAGGCCGTGACCAAGGGCGCGAACCTCTCGAACTCGAACGTCGGCCTCACCAAGACCCTGCACCGAGACTCCACGCTGGACATCACCTACGTCGATCTGGGCGCCTCTACGGTGACCGACCATCGCGTGGTCATCACCGGCCTCATCGACGCGCAGGGTGACTCCGGCGGGTATGTGACGTTCCGTGTCATCTCGGATCTCCGCAACCAGGGATCGACCGTTAACTCGTCGACGCCATATCTGGCGTTCTACCGCTAAGGGGAGGACACCATAAATGGCTCAGGTACGCGGATCATTCGTCGAACTCTACGACAACATCGACAAGGAGTTCTATGCGGTCATGAAGGACCGCCTGAAGGAACTCCCGAAAATCTATCCGAACGTCTTTAACATCAAGACATCGGACCGGAAGTTCGAGCGCATCGTCACCTACGTGCCGATGGGCGACACCCAGCCCAAGCCGGAGGGCGAAGCGTTCGCCACGTCCCAGATCGCCTCGGCGTACACCAAGGACTTCACCCACACGGAAAACGGGTTGGCGTTCGAGGTCACGCAGACGGCGCTCGAAGACGACGTCGAGAACATCCTGAATCGGGCGGGCGACTGGCTGGCGTTCTCGGCGCGGTATGTCGAGGAAGGCCGGGCGGCGAACCCGTTCAACAACGGCTTCTCGTCGGAGTTGACCCCGGACGGCCTCTCGCTGTTCAACACCGCGCATCTCCTCAAGGGGGGCGGCACGGCCAAGAACCGTCCGTCGACGGATGCCGACCTGTCGGCCACGTCGCTGACGCAGGCGATGATCGACCTCCAGACGGACCAGAAGGACGAGGCGGGCCATCTCGCTGCGCCCGTGACCGACTGGATTCTCTACATCCCGCCTGCGCTGGAGTTCTTGGCGGATCGGCTCGTCAACTCGGTCGGACTCCCCACGTCGGCCGATAACGACCGGAACCCGCTCAAGGCCCGCCGGAACTGGACCATCGTGGTCAATCCGCGCCTGACCGACCCGGATGCCTGGTTCTTGGTGGCCGGGAACAAGTCGGCGCACGGTCTGACCTTCTATCGCCGGACGCCCATCTCGATGGACCCGATGGCGATTGACCCACGCACGAGCAACCGGATCTTCAAGATTCGGCATCGCTTCAGTGTCGGGGCGTGGACCTGGGTCGGGACGTACGGGACGGCTGGCGCGTAGTAGTACACGACGGCAGGGGGTGCCCTTCGGGGTGGCTATCGTCACGGCTGCCCCCTGCCGGTCCTTTGTGACGAGGGGATGATCTCATGGGCAAGACCGCCTTCTCCGGTCCCGTGTACGGGGCCAAGACACTGCTCTGGTCGCACAGTCAGGCCGTCGGCGGGAACAGTCCGGTATCCACAGCGCCGGTCCTGCTGGCCTCGATGATTGTGCCGTCTTATCAGGACTACTTCATCACCGAAATCAACGCCTACCGTGCATCGACAGCATCAACGGCGTTCAAGATAGAACTCGTCGACAAAAGTTCTCGGGCGTCGGCCAGCACGCGCGTGGTAGGCGACGCGGCGATCACATCCAGCCTTGCCGACTCGGTGGGAAGCACCATTGTCACCGCAGACGGCGGCGAGTATGAAGGGCGGCGTGTGGCCGCTGGGTCGACGCTGTACCTCCGTCTCAACTCAAGCAATTCATCGGCGGCTGCGCTTGCATCCAGCGGATTTTCCGCGTGGGTCTTCGGCTTCACACGCTACATTGATTCGACGAGGGCCGTCTAATCATGGCGTTCCATGATTGGGGCAACAAGCCCCTGTTCTCGACGCAGGGCATCACGGCCGCCCCCTCGACGGGGTCGATTATCGGGGCGATTGATTCCACGGTGCTCGGCACGGCTTTTTACCGTGCCGGGCAGTCCGGTCACTTCCGCGTCACCTGGATCGTGGGATGTGACACCAACGCGGGCTGGCAGTTGGAGCGGGCGACGAACTCCTCGCTCGATAGCGCGGCCGAGACCATCTGGCTGCGGTCGCCTAGCAATCAGAGCGGACAGTATGTCGCGCCGATGGTGCTGGAAAAGGATCAGTTCCTCCGGGCGCGCATGTTTAGCACGGGCGCGAACGCGGTCGCCTACATCAACGCCGAACCGCTGACCTAATGCCGGTTCAGAGTTGGGGTCATTCCCAATACTGGGTGGACCTGAGCACAGTGGTGGTGCCGAAGCCTCCCACGTCTGGTGTTGCGGGCTATCCCATGTGGCAATCGGGAGTCATTATGGGTTCAGGATTCGGGGCGGTTGGCGCCCTTGCGTCCCTCTGGGGCGACCGACTCCGGGTCCTCCTGCGCGTCGTCCGTCGCATGTGGCTCCTCTCGCCGCTCCAACGGGCCGTCGTCTGGCGCGTCATCGAGACGGTCGACCGGCCGGAGTTTGCCATCGCGGTGGGCGCGGTGCGGAATACGGCCTTGCGCCTCGGTTTCAACCGCCCAGAGGCGTGGGGCGATCTCAAGGCCGAACTCAAGCGCGATCCGGGCAATGCGGAGAACACCTTCAGGCATCTGCAAACCGTGAACACGCTGCGCCTGAACTGTGTCTCCTCAACCTTCACGAATCCACAGGCGCATCTCTTAGTGGAGTTGGCGTATCACGCCTACGCGATGAAGGGACAGTCGAGTGGCGTTTAAGAATATCGCGCTCCAGGAACCGTCGACGGTCACGGCGCGCGTGGCGACGGTCGAGATTTCCCGTGGCTCCACGGCGGAGCAGCAGGAAATTCTCGTCCTCGGGGACGTCTCGGATTCGCTAGCGGTCGCCCGCGTGTTGGCCGCTGCGCCCGCATCGACCGAGTATGCGCTGGCCGTCCGGCAGGTCGGGTATGTCGCAGACTCGACGACGGTCAACGTGTCCTCGGTGGCGGGGATTGTGGCCGTCCGGCCGTCTGATACCGCCTGGGCCACGTCGGCTGGCTTTCATTTCAACAGTTCCGGCGACCTAAAGGTTGAAGTCTCCGCGCAGTCGACCGTCGTGTCGGTGTCGGCGTTTGGCGCGGCGTTTGTCTCCTCGGCCGTCCTGGCGGGGAACAGTTCGGCCCTCAACGTGCGCCCGGTGTGGTCGTCGACCAACACCGACCAGCCGGTGTCTGCCGCGCAGGCGGGCACCTGGAACATTGGCACGGTTACTGCGGTCACGGGCGTGTCCTCGCTGGCCGGGATTGTGGCCGTTCGTCCCTCGGATACCAACTGGGCGACGAGCGCCGGGTTCCACTTCGACGGGTCGGGCAATCTGAACGTCGCGGGGTCGTTCTCGGCGTCGACCACGGTAAATGTCTCGTCGCTGGCGGGTGTGGTTAAGA